ACATCGGCGAGATGCTGCTGAACCACAAGCTGGGCAAGATCGCCAGCACCTACATCCACACCCAGGCCATGCAGCAGCGCCGCGCCGCGCTGGAGAAGTGGCACGCCTGGCTTGATCGTATCGGCTTTGCAGCCATTCACGGCCTTACCAAGGCCTTATTTGAAATTTCGCAGAATTCGCCAGTGGCCACAGCAGCCGTGGCACCGAACGACCTTACCGCATTTGTAATTAGCGAGGATTCAAAGTGACAGGGAAGAGCCATGGCCCTGCCTTCAAGAAGGCTGTGATCAGGTTGGCTCAATGCCCTTTGTGCCGTGGGAGAGCGGTCACTCAGGGTGTGTTTCACGAACTGCCATGCGACCACTGCAACGCCTCGGGCTTTGTAGCGGCAGCAACCGGCGAAGCCCTGCCCCTAGATGAACTGGTGACCCAGCTCAGCATGAGGCTACGGGCAGCGCTCCGGCAGATCGAGCAGTTGAAGAACCCTCAGGCATCCGGGCTTGAGGCTACATATCAGGGAAGCAACCGGCGCGGCGCCGGCGGCACCAACTACACCGGGGATTAAGGGGGAAGGACATGAGCAACGTAGAGAAGTCGGCCGAATATCTGCTGGAGCACTGGGGCCGCTGGGTGGTGCTGGGGTCTGGCGTTTCCTGCTGCGCATCGCGAGAAAACACCATCCTCGACCCGATGATCACGGACGATGATGCTCTATTCATCGATCGCCTGGTTGGTCGGCTGAGCAAGCGCTATCCCGAGTGTGGCCAGGTCATCATCAAGTACTACACCTCACGCGACACATCCCTCAGGGACGTGGGCAAGAAGCTTGGCTTTGGCGAAGAGAAGACCCGACAGCTGTGGAAGGCTGGCGTGGCCTGGATCGACGGCGCGATCGACATTCGACGTGACGCCGCTTGACAGCCCCGGTCCTCACCCGTATCTTTCGTGTTACTTTGCGGTAGGTGCGCGAGAGCAAACTCGCCATCACCAGCAGCCTCCATAGAGCCTCGGCATTTTGCCGGGGCTTTTTCGTTTTCGGCCCCGCCACACCCATCGCCCCGAGCTGGGAGTGCTGTTGGGGCCGAATCTATTCCGCTCCCCAAAAGGGAGGAATCGAGATGCCAAACATGCCCGAGAAGGATCCTGGCCTGTGGGCCGCTGTGCTCGCCTGGGTGCTGGCTCACCAGCCTCAGTTGTATGCGGCTGGCCTGTCGGTCGCGATCGCTGCCCTTCGTGTGGTCTACGGCGGTGGCACTCGCCGGCAGATGATCTTGGAAGGCGCGCTGTGCGGCCTCATTACCCTGGCCCTGGTGCCGCTACTCGAATGGATGGGACTGCCGCAGGGCATGGCCACCTTCGCCGGCGGTGCGGTGGGGTTCATGGGTGTTGAGAAGCTGCGCGGCTACTCCGATCTGTTCATGACTCGAAAGGCTCAAGGCTAATGGCAAAGCTTCCCACACTGAAATCGAGGCTAAAGCCGGTTGAAGGCCGAAAGCTCTCGACGACCAGCACCTCGGAGCGCCGCATGACAGGCAGCAGGCTGCAGGCCCGCCGGTTGCGACTGTGGACGCAGTCACCGATGTGCGCTGATTGCGGCCGTGTCGTGGCGTACCCGAATGGCTTCGAGCTTGACCATCGTGTCCCGCTGCATCAAGGCGGCGCCGACACGGACGAGAACTGCCAGATCCTGTGCTGCGGCCCTGATGGTTGCCACCTGAAGAAGACGGTTGCGGACGGCTGCGAGCTGGGCGCGCACCGAGAGGATGCGAAGCGGGGAGTTGGCGTGCCTCAATCGGGCGAGTGACGTGCTACAGGCGGGGGGAGGGGTGAAAGTTCACAACCTTCACGCTTGGAAACCTCCCCCTCTCCCATTCGCAGTTTTTTTCTCCTTTCACGGAAAAGTTAACCATGGCTTTAACCGACAAGAAGCGACGGTTTGCTGACGCTTTGCTGTCGGGTGCGTCAAACCGAGAGGCCGCCATCGCTGCCGGATACTCAGAGAAAACCGCGTCGCAAGCGGGCTCCAAGCTCGCAAAGGACCCGGATGTCATCGCCGCAATTGGTAGGCATCTGCGCGACCGGCAGGCAGCGGCCACAGAAGTTAAACCAGGCAAGAAAGTTAAAGCTCCTCCACCAGAGGATGGCGCCGTCGGGGAGCTCGACCTGGGCGATTTCGACGACCCGATGGACTTTCTGAAGGCCGTCATGAATGAGCAGGCTGCCGAACCCAAGTTACGCGTCGATGCCGCGAAGGCACTGCTTCCCTACAAGCACGGCAAGGTCGCCGACCAGGGCAAGAAGGAACAGAAGGCCGCAGCGGCCGATCAGGTCAGCAAGGGGCGTTTCGGCTCCCGTCCGCCACCGAAGCTGGTGGTCAACAATAAGGGGTGATGCATGGAGTGGACGACCGCCTGCCCAGACTGGGAGGCTCGGATCGTTGCCGGCCAATCGCTGATTCCCTTCAAGCCGCTGTTTCCCGATGAGGCCGAGGCCGCGCTTGAAGTGTTCAAGGCGCTCAAGGTCGTCGATTTGCCTGGCCAGCCGACTTTCGGCGATTGCTGTGATGAATGGGTGTTCGACTTCGTCGCCGCCATCTTCGGGGCATACGATGCTGAGCACGGTAAGCAGCTAATTCGGGAGTTCTTCCTGCTGATCAGCAAGAAGAACACGAAATCGACGATCGCTGCCGGCATCATGCTGACGGCGCTGATTTTGAACTGGCGGCACGACGAGGAGCTGCTGATCATCGCGCCGACAATTGAGGTTGCAGCCAACAGCTACAAGCCGGCCGCCGGCATGGTGCGGGCCGATCCCGAGCTCAGCGAGCTGCTGCACGTCCAGGACCATATTCGCACCATCACCCACCGGGTGAACAACGCGGCGCTGAAGGTGGTAGCGGCCGACACCGATACGGTCTCGGGCAAGAAGTCCGGCAAGATCTTGATCGACGAGGTATGGGTGTTCGGCAAGCGTGCGAACGCCGACGCCATGCTGATGGAAGCCACCGGCGGCCAGATCTCCCGGGACGAAGGATTTGTGATCCTGTTGTCGACGCAGAGTGACGAACCGCCTGCCGGGGTCTTCGAAGAGAAACTGAGCTACTACCGGGATGTTCGCGACGGGGTAGTCAATGACCGCAAGTCGTTGGGGGTTCTGTACGAGTTCCCCGAGGCGATGGTCAAGAGCAAGGCATACCTCCAACCGGACAATTTCTACGTTACCAACCCCAATATGGGGCGGTCGGTCAGCCGCGAATGGCTGGAAGACGAACTGGCGAAGAACCTCCGCAAGGACGAGGGCAGTCAGCGGAAGTTCTTCGCCAAGCACCTGAATATACAGATCGGCATGAACCTGCGGGCCAACCGCTGGGCCGGCGCCGACCACTGGGAAGGGCGGGGCGATGCAAGCTTGACGCTCGAAGAGTTGCTGCTTCGAAGTGAAGTGGTAGTGGCTGGAATCGACGGCGGCGGACTGGACGACCTTCTGGGCCTGAGCCTGATCGGTCGCGAGCGGGGTAGCCGTCGATGGCTGCACTGGGCTCATGCCTGGGCACACAAGATCGCACTGGAGCGTCGCAAGGACATCGTCAGTGTCCTGCAGGATTTTGCGGCAGACGGTGACCTGACCATTGTTGATCTGCCCGGCGACGATGTGCGGGATGTAGCCGACATCATCTGCCAGGTACGAGATGCCGGCCTACTGCCTGAAAAACAGGCCATCGGCGTCGATGCAGCGGGCATCGGCGACATTATTGACGAGCTCACCACCGAGGAACGCGGGATCACTATGGAGCGAATCGCTTCGGTGTCCCAAGGTTGGCGCTTGAATGGCGCGATCAAGACCACCGAACGCAAGGTTGCCGGTGGAGAATTCATTCACGGCGGCTCTCGGCTGATGGCCTGGTGCGTGGGCAACGCCAAGACCGTGCAGGTCGGCAACGCAATCGCGATCAACAAGCAGATCAGCGGTACCGCCAAAATCGACCCACTGATGGCGACCTTCGATGCGGCAACGCTGATGGCGCTGAACCCGGAAGGCTCTGGTGATCTCCAGGGCTTCTTTGATAACCCGATCATGGTAGGAATCTGATGGCCGACAAGAAACCGGGCCGGGTGAAGGCTGCGCTGCAAAACTGGCTCGGGGTACCCATCGGCTTGAAGGACGGCGCATTTTGGCAGGAGTGGTTCGGCAGCTCCGCTTCTGGAAAGCATGTATCGGTCGACAAGGCCATGCAGCTGTCCACTGTATGGGCATGTGTGAGGCTGTTGTCCGAATCCGTTTCCACGCTCCCGCTCAAGCTGTATCGGCGTCTTCCCGACGGTTCACGCGAAGTCGCCAGAAACCACCCGTTGTTTCGCGTGCTGTGCCGCATCCCGAACGCCGAGATGACCCCGCAGCGCTTCATGCTGTTGGTGGTGGCGAGTATCTGCCTCCGGGGTAATGCCTTTGTCGAGAAGAAGATGATCGGCAGTAGGATCATCGCCCTGGTGCCCCTTCTTCCCCAGTGCATGAGGGTGAAGCGGCAGGACAACGGGCGCCTGAAGTACACCTACACCGAGAATGGCGTAGATCGCGATATTCCCGAGAAGAACCTGATGCACATTCGCGGCTTTGGCCTCGATGGGGTATGCGGGATGCTCCCGGTCACCACCGGGCGTGAGATCTTCGGCTCGGCCATGGCGATCGAGGAGGCCGCGGCGAAGGTGTTCGCGCAGGGGATGCAGGCTTCCGGCATCCTG